TTAGAATTCTTTGATATACTTTTCGAGGCCAACCAACTTAAACATTTTGCTGGTGTCCATTGTGGTGATGTGAATTTAATACTATTCTTTGTTTCATCGAAAATAATGAGTTCGGATTTTTCCTCAGAATCAACCGCCGAAGATGATTTAGTACTACCCCAAATATTTCTTGGCATCTGAATATAATCTTCAAATATTTCGGTGACTACTTTATCTACTCGACCAGAAAATGTCTTTGATAGTGGCTGTAATGCATCTGCAATAGCTTCCATTGAACAGAAGTGGACGATATATTGTTGCATACGATCATCTTGAGTGACTGATCGATCAGACACAGAGTAAACTCTGAAAGTTTTATATAATTCGTCTGGGTCCTCGAAACTCGGTGTCCTAACCTTTATTCTAATATATTCGTCACCAATAATAGGCAACTTTGCGATTAGATTTTGTCCGTCACTCAAAAGTATATTTCCATACAGAAAACTTGAAAATATATCTTCGAACAGATTTAATTCAACCAACATTGCTTGAACGTCTACTTCGTTACCAGTCCTATCGATAAGCATGATCTCATCAATTCGAATATCGCCAGCAGATTGTGGTGCATTATTATTTTCCATTATTTCTTAATCAAAGAAGCAAATTCACGTGTTATATCAGCAATCAATTCTTTGCGGATGACTTTTATTCTGCGTTTATTATTATTCACACGTTCTTCATACTCATAATTAGATACCGGATAAGCGGATTCATTCTCATTAATTACAACACCGTCTGCATCTTCATAATGATGGATAGAATATACTAATTCTTCGGTATATTTAGAAACACAGTATGAGTATAATTGACTCTGGGACATTGGCCAATCAAGTATTGGATCAACGATATTATTGGCAATCATGATAATCCAGTGACTAAATGGATTTCCATAAAATTTATCTGAAAGAATCTCCGGAGTATCCCCATCCTGTACATCATACTCATCATACACTGCGCCATTGGAGATGAAGTCTTGTATAAATTCAGTGCGACGGAGAATATCCGTTACTAATTGTACAGATTTTCCCCCGTCCAATGAGTATAGAAGTTGTGGAAATTTTGAAAAGTACATTAGTATCCTTACCTGAATTCTTTCTTTTGTCATTGTACTCAAAGTTCAGTGAATGTTAGTGTTAGATTGNNTTCAGTTAGGAGAGCCGTCGTCAAAATGTAGAGAACGTTGCACCGCCATAATCGACCAACATATCAGTCAGAGCTACATGTACTTATTTTATTGAAGTATTTATTCTCAGTCCCAGAGTAATAATATTGAATGTCAAACTCTGAAGGGTAGATATAATAGATACCAGAATCTGATAACTCTGGGTGCATGTGCATCTTAAATTTTTCAATAATATTTTTGACATTAGCTGTCTCGACAGGGGACTTAGGCATAAACTTATAAGTGAATTGAAAAGTCCTAAATCCAACAGATTTGAATAATTGCTCCCGCTGAGGGTTTGCCACTCTCTTTGTGGAAGACTCAATCATATTTTGAATCTGATTTGATGAATTTAGTGCACCAGGGATAGAGGCTACAGTTTCGGCCATTCTTCTTGCTATATCAGAAGATACGTTAATTCCTGACCGAGTTGCATCTGCAGCGGAAGTACCTCCAGCAAGCAAGCCACCAAGTGTTCCTAGTTCTCCAGTTTCCCATGAAACGCCATATTTTACGCTTGGCGACGATTGTAGAGCCAGAAATATTGCGTCTGTGATTCGTTGTGTTTTTTCTGTTTCATATATAGTGCCAGAACCACCAATTCCGCCCAACAAAGTTGCGCCGGCTCCAATTGCAGTCCCAGCGATTGCAGCTTTTGAGAATGTACTGGCGGTTTTTGCTATTGATCTTCCAAGTTTAGCGCCAAGTCCATATCCTGCAGCTGCACCCATTAATCCAGCAGCAGTCACTCTAATTACATCTGTTGCAATACTTGTATTTGCGGCATCTGTTCTATTTTGACCCTCATTAGATACAAAGCCGGTTCTAGAGTCTGTATCAAATTTTGACGACTGTCTCACGTTGATATAAAATACTACAAAATGTTGTAAATCGGATCTAACCTGCGCATCTTCAGGATACAATGAACTAGTAAAGTTATACTTATTGTCGGTTACAGAAATATTTTCCGCTCTTCTGAGTGCTGTGGTATCAGTCATTATTTTCTTATAAATAGAGAATTGTTTATCGAATATTTATATATGGCATACGGTAAGAATACGCACAGAGGTAAATTTAAGCCACAAAACCCTCAAAAATATAAGGGTGATGTGAATAATATAGTTTATAGATCATCCTGGGAAGCCAAAGCATTCCACTGGTGTGACAAGAACCCAAGTATAATAAAATGGGCTAGTGAAGAAGTAGTTATTCCTTACATATCACCAGTAGATAATAGACAGCATCGTTACTTTATTGATCTATATATGGAAGTACGTGATGTCAATGGAAAAATAAAACGGTATTTGGTTGAAATTAAACCAAAGAAATATACTGAACCACCTGCGCCTACTTCAAGAAAGACCAAGCAATACATTGAAGAAGTAGTACAGTATTCAGTAAATATGGCTAAGTGGGATGCAGCCAGAGAAGTATGTAAAGATAATGATGTTGAATTTATTATTTTAACTGAAGACCATTTAAATATAAAGTAGATCTTGTCTTCACTGCGTGAAGCTGTTCCAGTTTATTTATTTTCATTCTAGATTTAACAGAGTATATCTGAAAGAACCTGATTGTTCATTATACCATACCCAAGAATGTTTGTAAATTAAAACATATTTAACTGTGTCTTAAATGATACAGATTTCATTACTTTTCATCTATAATAAATATAAAATACACTTAAACGGTACATTATGGCAACTGAAAAAATCTCTACACCTTCAATAGCAATTGGTGATTTTTATACCGACGAATTTGGAAACAAATACGAAAAGTGGGGTATTGGCTGGAGAAACTTAAAAACTGGTAAAATCGTCACCAAACCAGAGCAAACCAATATTGAAAAGCAAGCTATTGCGCAAAAAATAGCCAATCCATTTAAGTCTATTCGAAATGCAAAGGCTATAGATCCAAATGCAGGTTATAACTCTTATAGTTGGATGCAGTCGCAAGTAAAACGTCTTGGTTCTCTAGGTCGTAACCCAGCTCAATTGATGGGCAGTAACGTAAAGTTTACTCGTAAGATTTCTATGGGTTCAATGTATCTATTTAATTATAATGCAAAACACAAAGATACATTACCATTCTGGGATATGTTTCCCCTGGTTATTCCATTTTCTCCAGCTAATGGCGGATTTCTCGGATTAAACATTCACTATTTACCATATAGTCTTCGTGTTGCTCTATTGGAAAAACTATTCGACTTTTCTACGTCAGATAGCTTGAATGCCGAGACAAAGATGTTATTTTCGTGGGGAATGGTTTCTTCTGCCGCAAGATATAGAGGTGTAGAATCTTGTGTTAAACATTATTTGTTAAATCACGTTAATTCTAATTTTATGTACGTAGATCCAAGAGATTGGTATACTGCTGCAATGATGCCACTTGATAGATTCGTCGGTGCTGGTAAAGGCACAGTTTGGAAAAATTCAATGAGACAACGTTAATGTCATTACAGAAATTCATATCATTAATTAAGACAGAGGCCTTATCTAGATCTAGTAGATTTGAGGTTATTATTACTCCTCCAAATGGTGTAAATATAGCATCTGCAGATTTAGAGAGATTATCTCTATTGGCAACTAATGCATCTCTTCCTGGTCTAAATATCGAAATTCGCGATCTGAAGATATATGGACCGGTGTATCCAAAGCCGGTTACGATGGATTTTGGGGGAACGATAGCAATAACATTTCTGCAAGATAAAAATTTACAAACTAGAAATTTCTTTCAAGAATGGATGTTTGCTGTAGTTAATCCAGAGTCATTCAATGTGAGTTATCAACAGAATTATGTATCTGACGGCATAACGGTGACTCAGTTAGATCAAGCAGACGGAAAAACATACTCTTATCAATTTTTAGAAGCATTTCCTATATCATTATCACAGTCGACTTTGGATTATAGTAACACCGAATTTGTAAAGTTTACGGTAGAATTTAGATATAGAAAATGGAGAAAACTACCATTTAACCAAGGATAAATTATGAATCTACCTTTTGTGACTGCGCCGAAATATACATTAACGCTTCCTTCTACTGGAAAGAAGTGTGAATATCGACCATTTCTAGTGGGTGAACAAAAGTTACTGATGCTTGCTCTCGAAACAGGAGAAGGCGATGAAATTATTAATTCAATTCATCAAGTTATTGATACTTGCACGTTCAATAAATTAGATTGTAGGTCACTTCCATCATTTGACACTGAGTATATTTTTATTAAACTTAGAAGCAAGTCTATTGGTGAAAAACTGGAATTAGATGTTGTATGTAAAGAGTGCGAAACAAAGAATGATTATGAATTAGATTTAGAGTCAATCAAGGTAGTAAAGCCCAAAAATCATTCTACGAAAATACAATTGACTACAAGCATGGGAGTTATCATGCGATATCCCACCACAGAAGAAACAGATTTAATTAAATCGCGTAAGTCGGTGGATACAATATACGGAGTAGTTACAGGTTGTATTGAGCAAATTTATGATGATGAAACTGTATACATGGCAAAAGACTTCAGTAAAGAAGATATTAACACTTGGGTAGATAAACTTAATCAAGAACAATTCGACAAAATCGAGAAATTCTTTGAAGATATGCCAAAAGTAGAAACCAGAATCGAATTCAATTGCAAGAAATGCAAAGAAGATAATGTGATTGTAGTAGAAGGAATTGACTCTTTTTTCGCATAGCCCTTTCCCATGATTCATTGTTTAATTATTATAAATTAAATTTTGCAATGATGCAACATCATAAATATAGTTTGAGTGAATTAGATAATATGATGCCATGGGAAAGGGAAATATATGTCAGTCTATTAATCCAGCATCTTAGAGAGCAAAGCAATGGGTCTACCGAATCCTAA